AAAAAAAACCGTAGGGCCGACATCGGTAGACCTACGGGTGGCCCCAGGGAATAGAGAGCTCTTTAATTGTACCGAAACTATTCAGCCGGGAAAAGGTCTTTCGCTTGAATCAAAACAGGGGAATAACCATCGACATGGTCAACTGGGCCAATCTCACCAGATTCATCATCAAAAGTTCCAATGAGAACCAAACAGTAATCATCCGGAGAAGCAGATATTTGAGCATTCTGCTTAGCTCCAATCTTAAAATTACGAATAGCAGAATCCGGATTGATTTCAGTCATCACCGGAGAATAAAGACCGGCAACTTTATCAAAAACAGAAACTAAAACTTTTTTAGACATTTTGTAAATACTCCGTAATTTGAGCCTCATAGGGTCGAAGTAAACGCTCGGCTCGTAAACGTTTTACTTCCTCTCTGACCAATAATCTACTCTTTTGAGCATCTGGTGTCAAACGGTAATCTTGTGCACTAAGTATCCGTTTTTGCTTAACAATTTCAAAAACATCAGGGTGTTCCCTTAAGAGTAATCGATCATAATAACGAGGGAGTTTGAGCTTTTTGTTATTAATCAAACAACAATCGATCTTGTAAAAATCTCTCCAATACTTCATGAAATAGTCATGACCAATTCCGGGTTTAGTAGACCACCGGGAAAACTCCTTAACACGGTAATCTACCTCACCAGAAACTGGGTCAAACTTCTCATAAACCTGTTTTCCATCTCCCAAAATTTTTTTCGTCACATAGCGGGCAACATAAGCACATGATTCGAAAGAGACGAAATTAAGAGTATGGAAACCAAAAGGCCAGCATTCAGTAAATACGTCACTAACAAAAGTAGGAAATCCAGTTTTTGTAGTTCCAATCTGACGAAGCTCGAGAGGAGGCAAGTTAAAAATAATAGCGTGGTAATGGGGACGACCGTAAGTGCTCCCATATTCTCCACAAGCCATGTAACGAAGGTTAATTCCACGCTTTCTGATTCTTTTCCAAAACAGACAGAGGTCGCGAGGAATAAGAGAACCAAAAGGAGGCAAATTTTCGTTGTCATACGTGAGCGTAAGAAAGTAATTTCGATCATATAAAAGACTCTCATGGTGAGCCCGCACCGCGGAATCAAGCGAGCGATCTAAACGACAACCAATACACTGACCACAAGGGATTTGAAATTCTCCTAATTCAAGGTCAGCATCTGCGTATTTAAACGTAATGGCAGGAGTGCCTAATTTCGTTTTAAGCGTCCTGCTCCAATACGCTGTAATTGGGTGGTAACACGTCATAAAAAAAGGGCGCCATTTTTAGTGACGCCTTCCGTTCCACATGGAACCTCAAATTTTAAATCCGCCTCTCATCGGTTTCGCACGGAGGTTAGAACGGCGAACCTTAAGTCCTTTACGGAAAAAACGGCGAGAAGTTTTGCGTGATAGACGACGACGTCTCATAATTTTCCTCTCACAAGTTGATAAAGATACAAAATCATTTTACCAAGCTGGGAAAGGATATCAAAGAACTGATTTAAGACAGTATCTGTAATCTTCATATTTCCTCCTTAGGAACCTATCAAAAACATCCTAAGAGCGACTTTCTCATTGACGACGACCTACACCATTGATGAACACTTCATAACGCCTACGACGCTCAGGAGAAGCGTTAGAAGGCAGACCGTAACGACGATCTAGAAAATCCTCTAACGAATCGACCATGCCTTTGGCCGAATTGAAATACCTAAAGGGCAAGGGCTGATTAGACGGATAGAGTGATTCATTCTTAGAACGAACGGCGGCATAACCGGCTTCCGCATTATTTCGATTAGCACCAGCAATCGCAGCCATTCGATTACTCTCAGCGTTCATTAACGTCGCCTTGGCTTCTGCCTCATTGCGAGCCTGTGTACTTGCATTAGTCTGCACTAAAGAAGCGACCTGAGCCGCATTTTGACGGGCTAAAGCGGCAGAAGAGCGAGCGCCATAACGAGCACTATCAGAATCTGCCAATGCACCATTAGGAATGCCAGCAGAAATAGCGCCAGCACTATTGGCAGAAAGAATAGGATTAAGTCCAGCATTTCTCAAATCTCCTACTTCCAGCTGATGGCGATTAGACATCTGGTACTTCCACGATGCATTTTGGAGCTGAGCTTGATAAGCCATTAACTCCTTCTGCATTTTCGCAGAATTACCGGTCAAATCGTTATAAAAACCAAGGGCATCAGAACCAAAGCCCAGAATGTCTCCAATACCAGAACCGGAGAGGAAACTAGAAACGGGCTTAGTAACCGAGTGGATCACATTACCAATAGAACTAAATAAACCCATAATTTGTAGTCCTTTTCACATAGTAGATCGACGGGTTATTTCCGTGTTTACCATCGCCCCGCTTGCCTCTTGCGGGCGTCGGCTCGGTAAAAACAGAATAACCCGTCTCTTTCGAAACTAGAAGTGATCGACGAGTCCGGGAACTGAGTACACGGGCATTGGGCGAGAAGTCTTCAAGTCAAACCAAAAGTCAGCAAAGAATTGGGGTTCATTCTGAACAGCAACCACACGATCGATCGGGGGATTTTCCAGAATGAAATACTCATTCAATCTCGGCAAAGAGTCGAACTTCTGAGCCAAATGCCAAACATCAAGTGTTTGAGGATCGGTAGAACGAAGTTTGCCGGTAATCATCGAAGGTTTATACCGATACTCTGCATAGCGTTCCTGATAACCAAAGACGCCGTTATCTTCGGCCGTGCCTTGAGTATAGACTTCACGGTTGTAAACAACCTGTTCACCTAAATGAGCCAAAGTAGGCCAGTAGAAATCAAACAACTGACGACGAGACCACATGCGGTTTAAGCCCTGCTGATACGTATTATCAGCACGGAGGCAGACAAGGCCGATCACATAGCCGTGCTCCACGAAAGATTTATTAAAACCGTGAGCGCTGTCACCAAGCACGCCAAAAGCAGAAAGATTGCTCTGAGGAGAAACGGAATCGGTACTACTCGTTTGTGCAGTAGGAACGACGTTGACACGAGAATGAGTACCGCCGAGATACTCAGGACGTTGCAAGCGAGCATCGGGAGATATGACATTAAACATTACACGCAAAGTTTCCGTGTATCGGGAACCACCGCGCGCCCATTTTTCATAGAATTTTTGAATTTGGAAAGCTTGACGAAGGTCATTAATCGTAATTGCATTAACACCAGACAAATCAGCTAACAAACCTGACTTTGACGGATCATTAGTAACACCAAGAATAACGTTGGGTGTTGAACCTGCAGTAGAAGGGAAAGTACCTGGAACAGAAGAAATAGCAGGACGAGCTAAGAAATCTTCACCATCTACTTTACCAAGATAACCGTTAAAAGCTAAATCTGGCTGATAAGTTAAACCAAGCGCAGCAGCACCGACTACAGGAGCATTACCAGTCAAGCCGATTTCAACACTGGGGCCTTTCTGAGGCCACGGTAACGCACTAGTGAAATAATCGTGACGCTTACAACGCCTATAAAGTTTATAAGTAGCAGTATCATCAGGGCCGTCACCAGTAGGAACAGGCAAAGAATCAATCAGATTCTCATCGCGGAACCATTCGTTATAGATGAGGTTATAGGCTCTAAACGGAAGGGCATTGATAGGTGTATTAGCGGGGTCTATTGCAACATTAGTGGGCAAACCCATGTAGTCGAATATAGAACCATTAGGAAAAATATTTATACCTTTCAGAGAAGGAATAAGAAAGTCGGTATTATCTCCGGGATTCTTTTGTTCACCGCAGAACCTTTGCCAATTATCCCAAACAAGACGTGTCGGAACAAAGAAAAAGAAAGTGTCCATATACACGTTATCCATAAACGGAGCAATAAGCGTATTCATTCGAACAAACGCATTGACACGTAATTTAAACGTGTCTCCGGGAAGGACCTCATCCACAAAAAACGGAACGAGAAATCCAGCGTCCAACGTAGTTTTGTAATCATGAGAACGATCAAAGACAGAACGCTGAATTGGAGAATTAGGAATCTGAGAAAAACGATTACCTTTTCTGTGGGAACGAGCACTATTTTTAGCCATTTTTTTT